AGTCATTGACCTGTTGATTGACCGTGGTGAGTATTTTGCCTTTGCAATCAATGATGTTGAGCAGAAACAGGCCGACATCGCCTATGTGGATAAATGGTCCGATGACGCATCCCAGCAGATGAAGGGTGCCATTGATAAGGCCATCCTTTCCGTGATGTTCACCCAGGCCTCCGCCTTTAATGCCGGTCAGACTGCCGGTAAAATTGACGGCACCATCGATCTTGGTACAACCCATACCGACGGTTCCAAAGCCGTTGCCCTGGACAAAAATGAGGCTGGCGGCGGTGTCGCAATTGTTGAAAAGATTGTTGAATGCGGTCAGTGTCTTTCCGAGCAGAACGTTCCCGAGACAGACAGATACTTCGTGATTCCCGCATGGATGGGCACGAAGATTAAAGTTTCTGAACTGTCAGACGCTTCTTTCTCCGGAGACGGTATCTCCACCGAGAGGTCCGGACGGATCGGTAAGGTTGATCATTTCACCCTTTATACTTCCAATAACATTCTGCCCGTGGTTGAAGGCGCTGTTAATTGTTATCACGCCATCTTCGGTCACAAAACCGGCTTAACCTTTGCCTCTCAGCTCACAGAAGTTGAGAAAATCAAAAACCCTGATGATTTCGGGGATCTGATGAGGGGCCTGCAGGTATACGGATTCAAAGTATTGAAAGAGCAATCCGTCGGCGACCTGTACTGCAAGAAAGCCACTTAAGTTTGCCCAGGCTGTTTTTTCTCCGCAGCCTACGCCCTGGGGAGGGGATGCCGACCCCTCCCCTAAACTAATTTTAATTACGAGGTAGACCAATGCAAACCCGATATTGTTTTAACCCCGACGACCCTACACTTAGGCGGTATGTCCTAACCGAATTTTTGATGGACGAAGGACTCGTGGAATGCCCACCCCCGGGTGAAGACCTTCCGATCGGTCTTTTAAGTGGTGCAGGCGGAGTCCTGGATAGAGTCGGGGCCTCCCTGGCCCAGGCCATTGCCAAAAAACTTGGTCCGGATGCCACGGAAGATCGAATCAAAGCCGTGTCCAATGCCATTTTAGGCATGGACCCCGACAACTTGGCCAGCCTGGCACAGCCTGTTCAGAAGCCCCGGGCTATTACACCCCCGGCCACACCTCCACCGGTTGGTGCCACGGAAACAGACCCGAATCCCCAGGGAGCCATGGGTAGCGCAATGGCAGGAGCAGATGCAGCCCCGATTGTTCCGCTGACCGTTGAGACCCCCCAGGAACCGGCAACACCTACTGTAACCGAAACTGAGCCCGTTGATCCCAACGCCCTCCGGGAAATGCACCAGATCCCCCAGGTGGATACACCTGAACCTGTCGAATCGGCCATAAGGCGGATCTTCAACGAAGATATTACCAAGGTCACAAAGATGGACCTTTGCAGCCATGCTCTGAAAAGGATGAAAGTCAAACTGGACATCGGAAAAACCAAACCGCTCCTGATCAGAGATATTCAACTCATAGAGCTTGCCGATCAAAACCAGGAGGCGTAAGGCATGGGCACGATCACGGGCGAAAACTTATCAGGGGACATTGGCCAGATATTGTCTGATGCAGGGCACAGTAATTGGGATATCCATAAAGACCTTTTCCCCGCAGTAACAGAGGCGTTACGGACAATTATTCTTATCAGGCCGGATGCCAACCCGGTCCAGGGCAATATCACACTTGAAGCGAACAAGATGCTCCAATCCTTGCCAGCCGGTGGGATCGTGCTTTCAGATATTTTCAGGAATACAGGCGTGTCCGGGTCAGAGCTTGGCCCGGGCATTACCCGTGTAAAAAAATCTGTCCTGGACCAGACCTTACCCGGGTGGCAAATCCACACCACCACCGATCGTATCAGAAACTATATTTACACCACCGAAACCCCTGGCCTTTTTATCGCCTACCCCATGCCGGAAGAGGCTCTTAAAGTGGAAGGGATATGGGGTGCTGCACCAACCCCCATTATGGCCGCAGCCGACGTTATTTGTATTGCTGACACGTATGGCCCTGCCATCAAGGAATGGGCTTTGTTCCGGCTGCAATCCATGGAAGTCGAGGGCGCCAGCATCAACCTGGCCATGGCCCACCAGACCAATTTTTATAATTTAATGGGTACGAAAATGAAAAATCAGATTACCGCCCTGAAACTGAAAGGTGAAATTTAATGGATTCTTTTACCGGCCTAATCATTCCATACATTACTGGCTGCCCGGAAGTTGTGGCGGAAAAAAGTATTCTGGAAGCGGCCATATCTCTTTGTAAAAATACCAATTGCTGGAGAAAGGAGTTCACGGCCACGGTACTCGCAGGCGGAGAGGATGATACGGAAACGGTTGTTGACCTTGTTTTTGATACCGGGGCGGAGCTTGTCTGCATACCTCTCTTTAAACGGGATGACCGCTACAGCAACGAATATGTATACACCTTGACCACCGTTACCGTCCCAGCCTGGCCCAACGAATCAGAAATTGAGCTGATCCTTGCCCAAAAACCATTAAAAAATGCTTCCACTTTGCCTGCCGGTTTTTTAGCCATGACCTGGACCACCTGGGAAGATGCTTTAATCGCCCTGACCAAATCCCTTTTGTTCGCCATGCCGGGTGTGCCCTGGTTCAATCCGAAGCTCTCCGGCCATGAATTGAACAAATACAATAGAGAATGCGGGAAAATCCGCATGGAAATCCTGCAATCCAACCCAATGACCGGAATGAGGGTCCAGCCAAGGCCTTTCGTATAAAGGAGGCGCCATGGCGCTCATTGACATATCGGTTTTCAAAGCTGCTATCCCAAAAGTTGAATCTGAACTCCTCCCCCCTGAAAATGCCGCCGACCTCCTTGATTGTAATATTGATCGTGGGAGCCTGGCCCCTGTGAAAGGGGATCTTCTTCTTGCTGATCCTATCCAGGCAGATACAGAATCCATTTATCATACCGGGAACAAACTATATCAATGGCCAGAACTGGTGGATGTTGCCAGGTCGTTTGATGATATTGATTCTAAAAGAATCCTTTTTACCGGGTCCGGGTACCCGAAAGAGACCGATGTGGCTCTGGGGGATACTGGCGGAGGACCCTGGCCGACAGCGACCAGACGAAACGGGTTACCGGTTCCGGAGGATTCTCCCGGGATACTCATGGGCGGTTCTGCCGGATCGGACGAAAGAGGTCGATACTCCTGGGTTTATACCTATTATTTCACACGGCCCGACGGGTCTGTTATCGAATCGGCTCCATCCCCGCCCACCGCAGTAATCACTATAATGGATGGCGAAACTGTAACTCTCACGACTATGGCTTACCCTTCCCCGGCGGTTGAAGGATGCAGCTATACCGGTGTCCGGATATACCGAATACAGGCCACAGAGAACAGCGCTCTCTATCATTTTGTCCAGGACCAAACCTCTGTTAATGACTGGTTGGACGATGTAACCGATTTGGAAGCCACGGCCAATGCCATATTGGAAACCATGGATATGGACACAGGTGTACCGGTTTCCTGGGATAAACCCATAGACGAGTTGTCCGGCATCACGAACGTTGATTTCGGGTTTTTCGTGGGTTTTTCCGGGAACAAAATATATCCGTCCGTATTATTTGTATCTTACGCTTTTCCCGGGAAATATTCTTTATCAGCTGACAGTCAGATAAAAGGCCTTGGGTATACCGGGTCTGTTGTCGTGGTTCTGACAGAAGCCAACCCTTATCTTTTTATGGGGCAGGATCCGGCTACCGCATCATTTAGACGGTTGAACTATTCACGGCCCTGCATAGGCGGTACTCGGTCCATTGTCTCCACCCCTGGCGGTGTTATCTTTCCTTCCAATGAGGGGTTGTTCCTGATTGATCCCGCAGGCAGTGAAACCTCTTTAACTGAAAATCTTTTTACGACTGAACAGTGGGAAGCCTTAAACCCGGCCAATTTCATCTCGTTCCTATACCGTGGCAAACTTGTGGCCATGGAGGCCGGTACTCAGAACATTCATATTATTGATTTCAGGCGGGGTCGGTACGAACGGGCCCAGGCCGAAGGAGTTATTCGAGCTGCCTACCAGAAGAAAGAAGATGGGACCATTTACATGGTTGTGGACAAGGTTGGTGGCCGGGAGCTGAGACAATGGCGGGGTGGTGATGACAAGGCCGGATTCTGGCAATCAAAAGTATTTGACCGAGGCACACAGGTCTTTTTCTCCCGGGCTCTTGTCCGTGGGAATTTTTCCGGCGGCAAAACCGCCACCATTACACTTACCGTTGATGGTCAGGACAGACAGCCTATCACAGTAAGTAAGGCAGGCATGGTGAATACCGGGCGGATACGGGGCAATGAGGTTTCTGTCAAACTTTCCGGGACCGCCACCATTAAACGATTTGTCCTTGGTAGCTCTGCCAGAGAGGTCTTGAATGTCTGAGAAAATAATAAACCTTCCTGCCGTTCCAGCCGGGACACCTCCTGAACTTATGGAATGGGTGTCAGCGGTTACTCAATCCCTTGAATTACTCCAGGGGTTGGGTAGAAATCGGGATATTGACCGGGCCATTCGCATAGGAGAACTTCGGAGATTAGGAATTGATCTTCTTGAATTCAGTCTGGCTTCCCAGGAGAATCCTGTTGAACTCGGCGGAGCCAGCGCCCCGTCTGCCAAAACGCCGGACCCGCCAACGGAATTGGTTGTCACCAGGGGCGCCTTTGTTCATATCCTTCAATTTGTCATCCCGGAAGATACCATTGTCAGCCATATCGAAGTATGGGTGGCAAAAAACAGCCAGGTCAAGACCAATGCAAAAAAGTGTTTTGTCCTCACTATCGACCCTGACGATTACGGGGCCACGGTCCAGGTGAAACTGGCGGTTGAAGATCCTACCGTAGATTATACATATTGGATCAGGTCCATAAGCTTTGCAAAAAACCATTCTATCTGGCATCCACCGGACGACCAGGGCGGTTATGTGGTCCCTGGAGACGAGACTATCCAGGATACCATTGACGGTGTGATCGCCATTTTAAAAGGCGGGGCACCGGCGGTATATGATCCATTGACCACCTATTCCCAGGGAGAACGCTGTCAGAAATCAGACGGCAGGGTTTATACCAGCAAGGTTGATGATAATATCGGTCACGAACCGCCCGACGCGACATACTGGGAAAGAACCGGCATTCTCATGACCGGGGAGATTGATGGTGTGGGATCAGTGGCCATTGACGGTAACTTAGTTGTAGACGGAACTATCCTGGCCAGGCACATTCAATCCAATACCATAAAGACCAACCATATGGACGCCTCAGAGGTCTTTGTCTTGACGATCCAGAGCAGTAATTATGAGGCGGGGGTATCGGGTTGGAAAATTGACAAAGACGGAAATATGGAAATCAATGGTGGCTCGCTCGTTATTACGGATGGTCTTGACTATTCCAAGGTGTCAGGCGCCACCAAGCCTGCTGACAATGCTACCCGGAATACCGGTGATTTGGCAGATCTCGATATGATAGGGCTTACTTTCCTGGATGAAACCATCATTCTTGCAGGGAAAATTGCAACGGGCCTGGTCGTCGCTGATTCTATTTATGGACGAGCTATTACGGCCGAGCAGATTGCGACAGGAACCTTAACCGCCGAGTTGATCGAAGCCAATCAAATTTTTGTCGGACACACTCTTCAAAGCAGTAATTATGAGGCCGGGGTGTCAGGATGGAAATTAGACCAGAACGGTAATCTGGAAATGAATGGTGGTTCCATCTCAATTACTGGTGGATTGGATTATTCTCTGATATCCGGCACGACAGCACCAGATCCAAATGCACAGGTTAATACAATTGATTCAGGGGATGGGTTAAGCGTATTAGATTCTACTGCCAACACAAAGCTATCAGGGATTGAGACAGCAGCAACCAGAAATACGGGCGCATTGGCAGACCGGAATACCGTTAACGGCACATATATTGACAATAACAGCATAACGACAGGTAAACTTGCTGCGAACTCTGTCACGGCAGCCGATATCCTAGCCTATACCATCACAGCGAATAGAATCAAAGCAAATAATATCACGACTATTGTTGGGGGGAGTGGCGGGCAGTCTGCATCGGTCACCGTGACCACCCCGCTGGCCGGGAAGCTCACTCTTCTTGGTTCGGGGGATACTCCAGGTACTGTCACTCTTAAAATTGGCACCTCTACAAAAGTGTCAACAGCCGCTGCAACTGCCCAATATTACTTAGCAAGCCTCTCTGCTGGGACATATACTTTTTCGGTTAATGGCTTCACAGGGAATGCCTATCTCTCTGTTATTATAACATATACATAGGAACTAAAGTTAATGACCCCTTTCACAATTTGCGATGCTACAGGAAAGATTATCAGAAGTGGGATTTGTCTCGGTGCGGACCTTGAACTACAGGCACAAGTTGGGGAATTTGTCCTTCCCAAGGAGTCTAACCACAGTGTTCATAAAGTAGTTGATGGGCAAATTGTGGAGAAGACTTCTGAGGACAAATTACCGGCTCAATATAAAACACCCGTTGCTATGACCGGAGAAGAAACAGACACAGAGCTAAACCAACAGATCTCCGATCATTTTTTTGGACTGGTAAATCCCGTTGAATACAGAAAAGAAAACTATGCCTCAATCAGAGCAAAGTTTTATCCAGACTTTATGGATACTTTTGCAGATGCCCAGGTAAAGATCAGCAAAACAGAAACCCAGACAGAAGGCCAGGCTCAACTGGATCAGTATTACACGGCCTGCTTGGCAGTAAAAACCAGGTTCCCAAAGGAATAAATATCACAGGGCCTTATATAGATGAAACCATATAGAGCGCACCTTACAGAGTGTTATCATCTCGGAAAAACCAAGTTTTAAAAGGAGTGACATGGAAGTCAAGGTTTTCCCATATACGAAAAGAGACGGCATTAGAACCAAACGGGATTCTGACATCCTTGATCTCTACGACCGGATGGTCACAGACGGATCGGCCGGGATCGTTTTCTATGCCGGTCATGTAAAAACCCGGGAAGATTTCTTGAGATATATGAAAGATCCGGGAGTTCACCTTTATGTCCTTGAGGTTGATGACGAGATCGTGGGCATGACCTGGCTGGATAAGATCGAAAACAAATCAGCATTTAACCATTTTTGTGTCTTCTCCAATTTTTGGGGAAAGGACACCGTGGCCCTTGGCAAGGCCTCTCTTCAAAAATTGATCAACATGGGCGACGAAGATGGCTTCGTCTTTGATGTTTTCAAGGGAGCTGTCCCGGCCTGGAACAAAAGGGCCATTGAATTTGCACAGGCGTGTGGCGGAGTAAACCTGGGGGTAATTCCTTACGGTATCTGGGATGCTGCCAAAGAGCAGAGTGTGGATGCCGTTGTTATTTATTACACGAGGGAGACTGTTTAAATGCGCCTCAAACCGCCTGATATACTTTTGCCGGAGCGCCTTGGCATAGATCCGCTTAATGCCCAGGACCCTTTGTTGTACCTGGACCCGTTTAAGTTTTGTTCTTTTGGAATTCGATTAATCCATTGCAAAGGTGGCGGTGGCGATTCTGTCGATTATGAATACAATGCCAGAATGGCCTCCATCTACGAAAACCAGGACGAATGGGCCAATGAGTTCAATGATTTTTGGGCAGAGTATGAAAGGCCCTATGAAATAGCCAAGCTGGACGCCAACCAAAAAATGCTTAAGGGTGATACCGCCCTGGCAATCGAAAAGACAGCTGCCGAAAGAAAAGCGCTCCCCTACCAGACAGAACAAGCCACAGCCGAGGCTCAATATGGAGCCGAAAGCGCTAAGTCTGCTATGGAACTTCTCCCTATGCAGACGGACTATGAAAAAGAACGTCTGGTAACCGCAACGGACAGAGAGCAAAAAATGCGACCGGTCCAGGACGAATACTTTTCCAAGGCCCTGGACGGTGTGGACGCCGATTCATGGGCTGCCAATGCGCAGGCGGACGCCGCAAGCGCGTTTATGGCTTCTACATCCGGGATGGAAATGGCAATGGCCAGACGAGGGGCAACCCCCGGGTCAGGTGCATATTCCGGCAAAACAAACGAGTCTGCCATGGGGCGGGCAATGACCATTGGCAAGGCCGCATCCGGTGGCAGGGAATCCGGGGAACGAGAATCTTTCAGCCGCCTTTCCGGCGCCATGAGTTACGGAGGATAATATGCAATACCCGACCAAGAACCATGCTGCAATGGGAATGGAGGCCTTGAATTCTGCATCCAGAACCGCCGCCTCCATGGATAAAAAAAAGCCGAAAACGAAAACTTCCCCTGCCAGCATGGTGAAAGGGGCTGGGAACGCTTTTAAATCCATTGCCCAGGGGAAAAAACTTCTTAACAATTTGAATAAACCAGAAGACCCCGGTCTTGTCCAGGACGCCCACAACGGGAATCCTTTGGGAGAATCCGCCCCCCAGGACTATGCCCAACAGCAGGGCGCGCATGGTGGAAATCCCCTGGCAGAACCTACGCCTATGCCATCTCAAGCAGAGAGGGGCTTTGCAATGGAAAATCCCATAACCCCGAAAGGTCCGGAGGTGGTTGGAAATAAGCCCGAGGTCCTTGTTGACGCAGAGGAAGTGCCGGAGGCCGAACCCACCACAGAAACATCTTACAATCAATATGAGATCCGTGGGACTCCCGATCCAGCGAAAACCGTTCATGCCCCTACTCCAGATGGTGGACCCATCCATGGGCTCGGGCAGAATGCAACCCCTGAATCCACACCCCTTGGCACCCCAGAAGAACAGACAGCCGTTCAACCGGAAAGCAACCCAGCGCCCGGGCCTTCCTCAGAACAAGCGGGGAAAGGCATGATGGAAGCCGCCGACGAAATGGCCACCACTGGAGAGTTGCCAGAAGCCGCCACCGTGTCAGAAGAGGCCGGGGTTATGGTTGAGGGGGCCGAGGCCGTAGAAGGTGCCGAAGCTGCCACCGTAGCCGAAGGGACAACTGAGGGAGCATTGGTGGCCGAAGCCGCCACAGAAGGCGTCGCCGTAGCAGAGGGAGGGGGTGCGCTGGTCGAAGGTGCCATGGCTGCCGAGGGAGCTATGGCAGCAGTAGAAACCGGGACCGTCGTAGTAGAAACCGCAGTTGCCGCCGAAACCGCCGCAGCAGCCGCCGCCGCCACAGAGGCCGCCGTTGCAACCACCGCCGCCGTAGCCGGACCGGTTGGATGGGTTGCCGGTGCCGGAGCCCTGATTGCAGGATCACTTTTCGCATAGGAGACTTTTAAAATGGGTGCTTTTGACCATATTTCCCCCAATGACATAGGGGCTTTTTCCGACACCTTGGGTATTGTTAATCAAATTAATGATTCAGAAGCCGCCGAGGGCAGGCGTAAAGAAACATATGACCGCCAGAAGGTAGAAAGGCAAGATACCCAGGTAGCCCTTGGGGCAATGCAGCAAGGAGGGGACGCCCCTGACAATTTGACACCATCCTCTGTAAGCGCCGCCAAGGGTGTATATGCAAATCAACGCAAGTCTGAGACGATGATCAAAGGCCTGGACATGAGTGATGAGGTCTTGTCCAAAGAAAATGAAATCTTCGGGCAAATGGCTTTATGGGATGGCAGGGCCGGAGAGTTCTTGAAACAGGTGGTCCCGGAAACATCCGTAGAAATGCAGGCCATTCTTGGTGTTCGTCGCAAGGTCAATGAAAATAGTAAGCTCAAGTATGAAAACATGCAGCAGCTAAAAAAAACAGCTGCCCTCCAGTACCAGGACCATCAATCCAAGATGACTCTGGCCTCTCAATATCTTGAGGCAGGAAACACCGTGCTTGCTGAAAAAGCACTTTTTGCAGCCGTGAATGAAGCGCCTCACCCTGTCTATATGGAAAAGAACGCCCAGGGCAATTATGACCTTTATTATGAAGAGGTCGGACAAGAGAAAACAATCCTGTCACAAGGAGCCAATG